ATATCTAGGTCACCGAAGTCAGCCTTAGTACCGGCCTTAACACTGCCGGAAAGGCTGGCAGCTTTGTAGCCAGGAATCTTCTTAAGAACTTTGTTCTCAAAATCGTTGAACGTTGCTTGAACGTTCTGCTTTTTAATTCTATTTCCGCCGGCTACTCCGCTCATTGTGCCTTATACTTTACTAGGTTAGAATCGTCTGGAAGGAACTTACCTTTAAGCTGAAGTCTTTCCTGATTTTTAATCCAGTAATCCTGAAGATCTTCTGGAATGTCTGCTCTTGTGCTGTCAAGAATCTTGAGGTAGATATCATATACCCTGTTCAGATCTTGCTCACTTAAATTACTCTTCAAAGAATCCATCACACTAAAGTAGTTCTCTAGAATCTCAGGAGTAAAGTCTGCTTTGTAGAGCTTGTTTAAAAGTTCGATTGCCTGTGCAGGAGTTGAAGCTTCTACTTCTTGAGTATCTCTGTTTTTAACTCCGTAGTTGTGAGAGAAGATGTATCCCTTGTTTGCAAAGAGGGCTACCAGTAACTGGGTACGGTGCAGACCTTTTACATTACCGGAATAAACGCTTGAGTAGTAAGCGAATTTAAGCCAGTCTACATCTCCTACGTTGATATCAATCTGAACGTTTTTGTCTAGCTGCTCTCCTGTCTCGTTGTATTGAGGAGCTTGTAAGAACAGAGCACCTGCAGAAGATCCTTTAACGTCTACTGCTAGATCGGTATCAGCATCTTGGATTTTTTCAGCAATAGCTACAATCACAGCTCTTTTCATAAGCTGATCTTCCGAAGCTGTTCTTGATCTCTTTTTGAATAGGTCAAAGAGCTCCTGTACATGGGCCTGATCTAATCCCCAATCCTCAATCTTATCAAAGCTTTGATTGGAAATAGCTAAATCAATATCTCCAGAAACCTCTTTCTTTCCTACAGATCCTAAAGTTTGCATTTGTCTAAAATGCGGCTCTGCTTTAGGAAAAAGTCTCTTAAATTCCTTTAAAAAGTTTAAGAGGGTAGGCTTGATATCCTCCCTCTTAATCTTATCTGTAGTTCCGAATACGTTTCCTCCCATTTTGTGCTATTTATCACCCTAAAGATAGGCTCTTTATAAATAGCTTACAACTTTAACGATAAAGGATATGTCTGGAATACTGGTTCGTCGGCTGGATTATCTAGTAGGTAGAGTTTGTAGATGAGCTGGAAGAGTTCAAAGTTCTCTTCGATATTATCAACTACTTTTAATTCCCATCCCTTACCTTGGAATACTCCGTCTTTGTTTGAGGGGGTACGTTTGGTTGATTTTAGCCATAGAATACCGGTGCGGTCGATCTTTTGACCGTACATTTCCTCCCATGCTTTAGCGTATGCTGCAAGCTGCAGTTCATAAGACTTATGCAGGGAGTTAGAAGTTTTGATATCAAGCAGCCATACCTCATCACCGATCTTAGCAACGATGTCAGCAGTGCCTGCATACTTATAGGTGTCCGAGAAGGTAAATTCTTCTGTTGCAATGATCTCGGGTTTCATTTCTCGCCAGGCTTCTGCGAACCTGTTGATCATCTGCCATACAATTAATGCATACTTAGCTTTACCGTAGTTGTCGATCCAGGTAACTTCATTACCTTTGATAAGCTCTTCGGCTGCATCATGGACAGCAGTACCTTCCTCACCTGCTCTACGCATGATAAGATCAGCATTATGACCTACGTCTTTGATCCATTGCTCAAAGAACTTATTCTTAGGCATGTGCTGCAGTACGGTAGTAACCGAAGGGTAGAAAAGTCCTTCACCCCTCTTATAAACTCGACGGTCCGGGAGGGTGATCTGCTTTAGCTCTCCATCGAACTGAATGCGTTTTTGTTTATGTTCCAGTAGGAAGTTTGAACCTGGGTAAATCATTATAAATCTAATTTGTATCTTAGGAGGTCGCTGAAGGTTAGCTCCTGAGACTGTTGTACATGACGGGTGAAACTAGCAAAACCCATTTCTGAAGGATCTTTATCCAACATGTCGACAAGGAACACACGCTTACCCATTGAGAGAAATTGCTCACAGTAGCTTAGCGCACGTTTTAGAGCGTCTTTATCCAACGCTATATAAATGTCTTGAACCTTATTCGACACTAATTTCAGCATTAAGCTCTTAGATATAGATTTACCTAAGATCGGGACGGCGTTGCGCTTAACAGCCATAGCGTCGAACACTCCTTCAACAAGTACGACAGGCTGGTCCCAGTTAATCATATTTTCAAAACCAATAATATCTTTTGAGGCAGACGGGTTCTTATATTTAAAATAGTCATTCTCAAAAGTTCTCGCAACAAAGAAGTTTAACTGATTATTATCATCGTATGAAGGTACGACTATTCTTCCGGCATACTCACCGGTCATACAGTACCCGATATTATACTTGATAAAATCATTATCTGTTAAGCCTCTTCGGTATAAGTACCCTCTAACTTTATTTGCAATCACCGAAGTTAGTGAAGCAGTTGCTAGGGGCTGGAATTCTTTAGGGAGTTCTACAAATGTTACTTCGTAGTCAGCTGTTTCTCCTTTGCGGACGTACTTAAGAACTTCATTAGCTTCTTCTCTACTAAGCTTCATCTGCCTTAACAGTGACTTAATGGTACGGCCTCGGGTATTGCATACCCAGCACTCCCAAGGATTTTCTCCCTTTTCGTTTGTAGAGAGTTTTACCTCAAGCTTAGGCTTGCGGTGATTACAGAAAGGGCAATTGAAAGCGTAGTTATCTCTAGCTCTCTTATGGGACTTTCCTAAGACGTTCTCTACAGCGTTTAATAAAATAGGGTTCTCCATTAGGAGTTTTAATAGTTTATAACCTTAATATAAGAACGAAACCCTTGGCGAGCAACTTAATAGTCAATAAGTTTCACTCTTCCGGTGGAAGTCATCATAACGTTATTATCGTCTCCGTACATATCAACGTCTTCCGGATCGATGCCTGCCTGGATCATTTCTTTTCTAGCTCCGATAAAAGTCGTTTGAAGTTCTGGGGATAGATCGGATAGTAGGTTCTTATCTCCTTCTTGGAAGAACTCATCGATCTTACGAACGTTTGCTTTAATTTCTTTTGAGATCTCAGGAGTAACAGGTTCTAGGTTTTCAACTTGGTACCAACCTCCTTTTTCATTTTCAACTGCTTTGCCGACGTTGGCTAGGTAGGCAAAGTTCTTTCCTTGAGCCTTCATCATAGCTTCCATTTCAATCTCATCCTCGGTAACTTTAACCAGGTACCCTTCTGTAGGTTCGTATCCGATTTCCGGGATAGGATTAGGTGCGTAGTATACAACACCGTGAGATCCCCCTCCAATAAATTGAGCACCAGCTGCTTTGAACTTATTCTTCAAATCAGTGAATACGCTTTCAGTTAAGAGGGCTTGGATTAGTTTCATAGAAAATCTTTCCTGTAGAATTTACCTAAGATATTATCGTTGTAGTATAACGGGTTATTCTCAATGGCATCGTATTTAAATAAATATTTACACTCGTAGTAGGTAAGCATTTTTTTACTTGGTGCAAATTCTAAGATTTCTTTCTGGAATTCTTCTTTAGGGTGAATCTTAGTTAAAGATAAGAACTCTTTATTAGATCCGTAGTATGTTTTCCAATCACTTTCCCTGGTTACAAGCTTGGTGGTTGGTTTGCGGCCGGGGCCGGTCTGTTCAGCAATTTCAGTTTTAGTTAGTTTTACTTTACGGGTAAAATACAGAACTTTTTTGCCGATATATCTTTTGTTAGTAGGACTGTGAGTAATCTGATAGATAAATCCGAAAGTACCTTCCGGCATATCTCCAAGTTCAGTTACCATCCTGCCCTTATAGGTCCAGTTGGGTTCTGTCATGTTTTAAATGTCTAATGTAATTACGAAAGTCATATCGTTGTACCTTGATTTAGGTACCGGTTGACCTAGTTTACCTACTGCTATAAGTTCGTTAGAATCGTTGTACAATCCAACAGTAGTAACGTAGGGCTGGAAGTAACTTCCGGTAGCAAAATCGTAAATGTCTCCGTTGCTTCCTGATTTAATTGAAGGATTTTGAGAGTAGTTAAAGTCTTGTTCTCTTACTCTGCATTTGTAATTATGGGTATATACTTCGTAAGTAGACTGCCAATGCATACTATAGCTTGGAAGAGATTCTATTGAAGAGATTGAGGCTGGATCGGTTAGTATTGCAAGACCGTGGGTGTATATAATATCTCCAATTTTTGCTATACTTCCGCTAGCGTAGAGTTTACCCTCTCCGTCATCGTAAATCATATAGTTTCCGGTAGTACCTCCAAATACGTACCCTGTTAGTACATATCCGCCAGAGACATATGCAGAAACGTTCTCTCCTGTTCCTAGTGCAAAAGTACCGGGCTTTACTGCTGATCCTATGACTGTACGAGGTAAGCTGATAGTCAGCATGTCATCTATAATAGCACGAGACATGCTTGAATACAAGGTAGTTTGCTTATAATCTTCGTACGAACTGCTAGATTCGGCGCCGGTATGTACTCCGGAATAATAGAGATGCTTTAGTGATCTATACACTAAAGTACTATATTCCGGGTTAGCTTGTCCGGTAGTGTCGGAAAGAGCCGGGTTAAAGATCCCTGTGTAAGATCCTGTAGCCTGGGCGGTAAAGAGTTCTATACCATAATCTGCTAGGCTTGAACTACCTACAGTCCAAGTTTTATGCGCAGTATAGGGTACTACGAATGCATCCTGTTTGTTTAACTTTATAAATGCGCTCATTCATTTAGAAGTCAAGCTTGATTCTAATAAGAGCTTCTTTAGTGAAGTCTTTTAAGAGAGGTCTTGATAATTTAGCTACAGCTAACAGCTCGTTAGTGTCGTTGTAAATACCTACAGTTGTGATGTAGGTTTGAGGAGTGTCAAGCATGCTGCTAATTCTCAAATCACCTGATCCTGTAATATAGGAAGGATTCGTAGAATAATTGTACTCGCTGTTTCTGACTCTAGCAAATACAAACTGAGAGGTTACTGTTTCTTTGTAGTTAAGTTGGAATGCACTTCCTGAATTAATTAACTGGAATAGTTTACCCGGGTTTCCAGCATTAGTAGTACCTCTTGTAGTACCTAGGGCAATACCTTCAGCTGTTCCGCTGATATCAAGAGCTGCTCCGTTTAAAAGAATAACACCTACATCTGGTAGGAATAATCCATATGATCCTGAAGCGGCTGTGTATCCGTTAGCGTTAACTCCTGTGTGGGGTACTCCGTTTGAACCACTCACGATTTGATAAACCCTACCTGCATCGTTGTAACTGATTGTAGATACGGCGGTGCTGTTATCGGTAAGTTTTAAAGTTCTGTTGCTTGTATTCTTTAAGGTAAGGTTAAACGAACCTGGTAGTAGGGATTCTCTATACCTATCTCTATCTATTGCTAGAGCGTAGAAATATTCTTGAGTTACTCCTCCAAAACTAAATGCACTTTCTTCATCTCCTAGTACAAGTGTTCTGTACTGTCCGTAGATAGTTGATGAAGGAGATTTTCCTACAACAGAAGAATTATATGGAGCAGATCCAGAGCCGTCTAAGTCTCCATAGGCAATTGAAAACTGTACTGCTGCGTTTTCTAAGGTTGAACCTGTCTGGTATACATCGTAG